TAAAAACAATATTAGTAAATCTATTCGTGATATAGGTGGTAGACCTATAAGTAGAGAAAATAGATTTATTCAAGATAAAACATTTATTAACAATCTTTTTAATAATAATACATTACAAAATATAGAAGGAGCATTAATAACAGATGCTATTAGTTTACCTGAAAATCTGATATGGAATCAAATTGTTAATAAATTTTTTGTTAAACAAAATTTAACAGATTATATAATTAAAAGAGCTTCAAGAGAGCCACGTTATATTGGAGTAGACCTTGCCCATGCTCTATTAGGTGACTTAATAGGTATTACTATGTTACACAAAGAATGGAGTGAAGAATTAGAACAAATAATTTATGTTTCAGATTTTTCATTTCCTTTAAAAGCAGATCAAACAGGTATTAATTTAGAAGCAACATCTCATTTTATATTTGATTTAATGAGTTTAGGACATGTAATGATTAAAGGTGTTTTTGTTGATGGATTTCAAAGTGCATTTTTAATTCAAGCATGTAAAAGATATGGAATTGAAATTTCCAAAAAACAATCTGTAGATGTAGAACTTGCTCCTTATCAATTTTATATGACCTGTTTAACAAATGAAACTCATAAAGTTGGTAAAAATATATTTCTTAAAAATAATTTAGATTCGTTAATAAGAAAAAAAGATAAAAAGACAAATAAAGAAATAGTTAATCATAGTAGCGGAGATAAATATTACATGTATGATGGAGATTTTAAAAATTCTTTATGTGGAATAAATGCTAAAGATGTATCTGATAGTGACTGTCAGGCTTTATATGGAGCTAAAGAAGATAAAACTTTACCAGTAACATCTTATGAAGCAGAAAATAGACGATTTAGTAAAGTTTTATTAGATATTCGTAAAAATATTGATGATGCTTATAATCGAATTCATACTAACTTTTAACTTTATATGTACTAATAATAAATGAGATATAATTGTTTTAAAAGGAAAAAATATGAGTCCTAATAAAAATACTACTGCCAAAAGAAAAAAACATAAAGTTAAAAAATTTTTTAAAAAATTAGGTGAACTGATAATAACATTATGGAAATGGTTAGTTGTTAAAGCAAAAAAGACAGGAAAAGCTACAAAAGTAACTGCAGGATTTATAATAACAATTCTTATTATTATGGGTTCAAGTTTTGATTGTGGTTATACTAAAAAAAGAGGATTTTATTGTCATACCAGATGGGATGCACCTAATCCTGATGATGTTAATAAACTTATACCTAAAGGAGAAAGTTTAAATATACAAAGAAGAGGTAATTAGTAATGAAAAATTTAAGTAAATATAAATCAATTTTTTCTGTTAAAGAAGAAGACAAAGAATCTATGAAGGAAGAAAGAAGATTAGATAGTATTGATTATGCTACTGCTCTAATCATGGTATCTGATACTATTGATAAACTTCGTGGAAAAAAATTTACTGCTTTTGAAGCAAGTACACTTTTAGCAATAATGTTTGGGCGATCTAAAGAAGAAACTTTAGATGATCTTATGAATTATAGATCATAATAATATATAAAAGATAATAGGAGAATAAAATGTTAGCAGATATTGTAACATTTACAGATACCGAACTAAATACTGCAACTGAAGTAACAAAAGAAATTCTTGATAAAGAACTTTCTAAAGAATCATTAGGGCTTAGAGGTAAATCTAATTATGCTCCAACTTCAGTATTAGTGGAAAATATGTCAGGTAATACAATTTTTTTTCATATTTTTACAAATCTTGAAAAAGAAGCTTGGGTTTTAGATAATGATTTATCCGAAGGAATTGTACTTCTTAATGGAGGTACAAAATTAATTAGCGGATTTAGAGATGAGGTTCAGTGGGTTATTGCCAAAGGCACAACTGGTCATACAGGTGGTTTGGTATTTACATTTTTACAAGAAGGTAATTAAAATTTATTTGTATAAAATATTTAAAATAATAAGAGGTAATTAAAATGGGAGCAACTTATACACATTCAACACCAGGATATATAATTCAGTGGTTGCCATATCCTGTTAATATAGTTCTTGTAGACCCGAACAATAAAGCTGATATTGCAGGACTATCATATACAACATGGGAAAAAGCTGATGCATATATTCAGAGTTTAATTGGAGATGATGCACCATCAGCTACTAACAGATATGCAATTCAAATAGGTGCTAATAATGATGAAAATATTATTGTTAGACCTTATGTAAACATAATTGGTATTAAAGGATTAACAGAATTAGGTGGTCAAATAACTTCTGCTGGTACATTAGGTGGAGATAAATCAAAATATGCAATTTGGGATTGTGTGATTGAAAACTTAGTTGTATCAGACCCTAATGAATTAACATTGCAAGGATGTACAATTAAAGGTGGAACAATAACATCAACAGCAAATTTATATATGATTGATACAACTGTGAAGGGAGGAGATTTTTCTGCTCTTGCATCAGTTGATGCTATTAAATGTGAATTTGAAGGAACATATAAATTACAAGGCGGTAATTATAAGTTCTGTGAATTTGATGGTACAGTTACTTTTGATACAACAGTTGATTATTATCTTGATAATTGTTCATTAAAACATGCTTCACTATCGCTTCCTTCAGGATATAAAGGTTATTGGAAGGGAGTTGTAGGTATTACAGCTTTAACAATTGATTCTGGAGCGGAGTTAAATTCAAATGGATTAGCAATAATATCTGTAACTAATAATGGAACATGGAATAACAAAGGCGGTAATTTTAATAAAGCAGGAACAAGTTTAGTATCAACTGATCTTGAAAATGCTATTAAAGAACTTGAAGGAGCTTCTGGAGGCGGTGCTCCAATACCTGATCAAATGATTATTGTTGACCCTAATATTCCTGAAGTAGCTGGTAGAAATTATCAGTCGATTGCTAATGCTTTAACTTATATTGCTACTCAAAGTCCATCAGCAACTAATAGATGGGGAGTATATATAGGTGGAACTAACAATGAGAGCATTACAGTCCCATCTTATGTAATGATAGTTGGTACTGGTTCTACAAGATTGACAGGTTCAATTGACAGTGCAGGAACATTTACAGGAGATGTTTTTGAGTATGCAGTAATTGATTGTATAGTTGAAAGCCTTGATGTTTCAGGAATTAATGAGCTAACTTTAACAAGATGTCAAATTAAAGGCGGAACTGTAACAGGTGGTATTGTTGCACTTCTTGATTGTATAGTAGATACAGGAGATATTTCATCCGCTCTTGTTTTTATAGCTGTAGAAACACGAATTGAAAGTGGAACATTACCTGCAGGTATTTATTCTAATTGTGATTTTGGAACAGTTCTTGGAGGGACATATTCCTTTAGTTTTGCATCTGGTTCAGGAGCATCATTCATGGGATGTACTTTTAGAGGTACTGCATCATTTACAATTGCATCTGGAGTAGCTTATATTGAGTTTCAATCATGTCAAACTTTAGGGCAAGTATCTACATCAGGACTTACAATGCTTGGTGCAAATTTATCTGTTCAAAATTCATACTTAAATTTTAGTTCTAAAATAATTATTGATAATGGTAGTGTATGTGGTGTGGTAAACTCTTTCATAAACAGTTCTATAGATATTGATAATGGTGGATATTTGAATGTTACACTTTCAGGCATAGGCAATGTTGTAACATATAATACAGGTGGAACTTTAGAAACTAAAATAGCAAAAATAAGTTCTCTTACGGATGGAGGAGGGACTTGGAATAATTATGGCGATGATTATGATAATTCTGCTTCTGGACTTACTGCAACAGAATTTCAAGCTGTAGCTGATGAATTAGCAGGAATTGTTGATCAAGTTAAAAATATTGTTATAGTGGATTCAAGTTTACCTGAAATTGCCGGTAAAAGATATCAATCAATTGCTAATGCTTTAACTTATATAAATACTCAAAATCCATCAGCTACAAACAGATGGGGAGTTAAAGTCGGTGGAATTAATAGTGAAAGTATTACAGTTCCAGCTTATGTATCTATTATTGGGGAAAAAGGTGTTACAAGATTAACAGGCGCAGTTGATTCTGCTGGTGGATTTGCAGGAGATTTATATGCATATGTAATACATAATTGTGAATTACTTAATGTTAATGTTTCAGGAACTAATATGTTAGCTCTTGATAATTGTACGGTTTCAGGTGGAACTCCTACAACAGCTGGTGGAGTTAGTTTACTAATGTTAGATTGTATTGTAAAAGGTGGAGATTTTTCAGGTCTTGTTGGAACTTTTGCCGCAGTTGAAACTTGGTTTGATAATCTAAGTGCAATTCCAGCATCCGCCGCTTGTTTTGATTGTGACTTTGCTCCTTTCTTTGCTGGTTCATATACAATAAATGGTGGAAGCTTTATTGAGTGTTCATTTAGAGGGACAATAACTTGGAACGGTACTTCATATTTGCAAGGTTGTTCTTTCTTTGCAATGGTAAGTATGACAATACCAAATGGAGCAACTGTCGCATTATATAATTGTAATGGAATAGGGTTGACTATTACAGTTAATAGCGGAGGAACGATGGGCATAACAGGGTGCTCTGGTATATATATTAACGATAATGGTGGAACTATAAATGATTACGGTGTTGCTATACAAAATAACTTAATTAAGAATGATTCTGGTTATGTGAATGATTCTGTAAGTGCTATAAAAGTTCTTGCTGGAGATGGTAATCAAATAGATTTAAATACAACTGGAACTGCCTCACCAGTCACTATAAATAGTGTAACACTTGATGATGAGAGTGCATACCATATTAAAGCAAGAGTAGTTGCTAAAAAACAAGATGGTTCTGATAGAGCTTTATATACTTTTGAAGGACTATTTTATCGAGATGGTGGAGGGAATGCAACTCAAGAAGGTTCTACAACCACTATTTCTACAATAGAGTCTGCTGGTATGTCAGGTTGTGCTTGCGATTTCGCTGTTTCAGGAAGTCAAGTGTTTGTCCAAGTTACAGGACTTGATGCAACGAGTATTGATTGGAGAACACAAATAGAAATAGCAAAAGTTTAATATTGATATAAACTAAAAGACACTATCTCTTTAAAAGAGGTAGTGTCTTTTTTATAAAGGAAATAATAAATGGGTGCTAAGATTATTCATATTCAATATCCTATAATTACAGATATATCAACAGACCCTAATCCACAATTAGGAAATCATTTAGATGCAAATGGATATACTGTTGGATTTGATGAACAAACTATTTCGTATAATTCAGGAACTACAACAGTTAATTGGAATAATGGACAAAAAGCATCATTAACTTTTGGTGCAGGAAATATTACTACATTAGCTTTTACAAACCCACCTAAAGCTGGTAATTTTCTATTAAAAATAAAACAAGATTCGTTAGGTAGTAGAATAATTACTAATTGGGATTCTAAAATTAAATGGGCTAATGGTGGAATTCCTCCTACTTTATCAACTGCTCCTAATGCAATTGATATTCTAAGTTTCTATTTTGATGGAACAGATTATTTTGCAGTACCATCGTTAGATTTTCAATGAGAGGGTGAAAGATGGCTGATGTTTATATATGTGTTTACCCATCTGGATATACTCTTTCTTCTGCTGAACAATCTAAATATGGAATAAGTCATCGTTATACATCTTTAGCATCTGCTGTTTCAGGGGAGGCTCAGAATTGGGTAACTGCTGGTAATAAACCAATAATAGAAATATTAGAAGGAGATGAATCAAATAATTGGTCAGGAAGTCCTGATACATCTCCTGTTTCTTTTGGTTCTGCATGGGGATTAAGCTCAACTTATCCTTTAATAATTAAAACTCTTGGAACTGCACGAAGTCAAAATGGTCTATGGGATTCTAATGCTTATATATTAAGTGTATCTAACAATAATGGAATACTTTTTACTGACTATGGAACAACTGATAGATTACATATACATATGGATGGACTTCAAATTAAAGTTACAAGTACAATAGCATCAAAACGATGCTTATACGGAGATGGTTATATAGGAATTATTGAATTTAAAAATGGATATTTGTGGAATAACTCAAACATAGGAACTTGCCATGCTATGCTTTGTAGTTGTTTTGATGACAATGGTATTTTTAGAATATGGAACAGTATTCTTAGAACATATAATAATAATATAGGGCAAGCAATAGATACATACAATGATAATATTTATGTTTATAATTCTACTATTTTTAATACGTCAAGAGGATTAAATACAAGAAATAATGGTGTAACGGTTAAAAATTCTGCATTATTTTATATAGATGATATTAATGGAGTAGATACTAATGATATAGTAGGAACATATACAGCAGTAGATTATTGTGCTTCTGATAATGTTGTTGGTACAAATGCTATAAATATATCTCCAGGAGCAGATGAGCCGACTGAATGGGCTAAAGCAATTAAAGATTATACTAATGGAGATGTAACTATAAAAGATATATCATCTGTTTTATATGGAGCAGGAAATGATCTATCAAATGAATTTACAGACTTAACAGGAGATACAAACCCGCTGTCTAAGGATATGATAGGAAACGATAGAACACGATGGGATATTGGTGCAATAAATTATGAAACTCCTGCTATTATAGATAATGCTATGTTTTTTGGTTATAATTACTAATAAATAGAGAGGATATAATATTATGAAAAGATATAAACCTTTATTTGATCATTCTGAAATTGATGAATCTTGTAAACCAAGTAGTTATGTAAAAAATAAAAAGAAGAAAAAAGAAACTATTAAAGAAGCCAAATTACCTAATATAATTTCTTTATCTGAACTTATTGATAGATTGGATAGTGAAAATTTTTATTTAACAGATCATAGAGATAAGATAGTTGCTGAAAATATTGAAACTTTATTTTATAAAGGTCAATTGCCTGATTTAGTTATAAGTACAAAAAATCCTATATATTTTGAAGTTATTGAACCTGATGAATATAATAGACATAGGATATATGGATTTTAATTATGAATCGATATAAATCAATTTTTAATGAAGGAAAAAAAGATAATTTACTTAATAATGCAGAAGAATTTCTTAATAATGGAAATTATCATTCTGCTGTTAGATCAGTAGCTTTATCTATGGGAATCTATAGTGTACCTCATAAATACGATAAAGATATTTCAAGAGAAGTTCATAATCATATGCAAAGTGATAATAACATTAATAATTTTGCTTTTGTATCTAATATACAAAAAATTCTTCAAGACAAAAAAGATTTAATAAAAATGAAACCTAATGAAAAATTATATAAACAAGATGAATTAAACACAGAGATAGAAAAAGCTATTAAAATAAAAAATAAAGAATTTAATAAGGAACGAAAAGGATGGGAAGCTGAGAAATTAGCTTTGACTACTCCTGTTGTTGAAGAAGAACCTGTAATTGAGCAAGAGGAAGAACCCGAAGAGAAATCAAAAGAAGAACTCGAAGGAAAAAAAGTGAAAAAACAACCTGAAAAAAAATCAAATAAGAAAAAGGAGTCTAATATGAATAGATATAAACCGCTTTTTAAAGAAAACTATCAAGGATGGACAAATTGGGAAACTTGGAATGTTAATCTATGGATACTAAACGATGAATATAATTATAGACAAATGTTAAAGTTAAAACCTTTTGATAAAAGAAGTGCTGAAAAGTTTGTTAAAAATATATTTCCTGATGGAACTCCTGATATGGATTCTTTTAAACAATATTTAAAAGTTGATTGGAATGAAATAGCTGATTCGTTTAATGAAGAATAATAAAAATGAACTTCTTGTAGTTTTACTAATAATAAAACTATTAAAATAAAAAAGGAGAATTGTTATGCAAGTTATTAATGGCGGTAACAACAAAAACAACAAAGTAAAAATCACAAGAAGTAAAGCTATCGAAATTTATCAGACTATTCAAACTATACGATATGAAAAAGCTAATCCAAAATTTCCTTATGCTTTATCTAAAAATAAAGGTAAACTTCAACCAATTATAAATGAAATAAGAGAAAAGGGGAGACCTCCTATTGAAAATGATGATTATAAAAAATTTGATGATGAAAGATTAGAATTATGTAAAGAAATGTCAGAAAAAGATAAAGATGGAAATCCTGTAGTTGATAAAGGAGAGTATAAAGTTAAAGATATAGAAGACTTTAATAAGAAAATTGAAGCTTTAAAGAAAAAACATAAATCAGCAATAGAAAAAGAAGATGATCGTAAAAAAGAATATGATAAATTTATAGAAGAAGAAATAGAAGTTGAATTTCATAAGATAAACTTAGATTTATGTCCTGAAAATTTAAGTGTTGATCAAATGGATAAAATATCTATTTTTATACAGGAATAAAAATTTATGCCTATATTATCTAAAACTGTTAGTAAAAAATCAAAAAGCAATATTCATATTCCCATAACTAATGATAAAGATAAGCCTTTCTCATTAACTAAAAGTACAGATTTTGTATCCCAAGTGAGATTTCTTTTTGATGGTACAAACATTCTTGGCATACCTTCTAAAATAAAAATTATTAGTTGGGTAGACGGACATACTGGAACAGTTAGATTAAGAGATGTAACAAATAATTTAACTATAGTTGAAAAAACTCTAACAAATACATCTCCTGAAATAATTGTAGATGATAATCCTGAAAACTTTCCCACTGAAGAAGCTATTTTTGAATTATGGTGTAAAATTTCTCATAAAGCAAGTTATATATATTGTTCAGGATTGAAGATATGTTTTGATTAAGAGGTAGTAAAAATGATAATTAATAAATATAGAATTTATTGTAATGATTGTGCTGACTATATATATACATGGGGAGAAACAACTCCTACAACATGCCCTATAAATACTTCCCATGACATTGATGTAGAAAGTATAACAATTATAGATCATGCAGGTGATGAAGGGACTTTTGATGAAGAAGGATTTTTAAAAGTAAATCCAAAACTTCTCAAAGGCAGACTATACCCTCAATTTTCTTACTTTAAAACAGGGGTATCAGATAGTTTACGAGTTGGAAGTATTGTCAGTGATTTTTGGAATTTGGATGTTTCTGAATCAGGAATTACTAAAGTATCTTTCATGCCTACTTTTAGTTATGATATTCTCGGTGGTGGATTTACGTTAATAGGAAGTAAACCAACTAATGTAACTTATATGGAATTTATTTTAGCTCCACAAATTCCAGTAGAATATGGAGGGAATGTATATTTTGTACCTTACAAAGAAGTTATAAAAGATAATGAACATTACTATACACAAGCTCAATTTTCAAAATATATTCAGTATAATAGTCAAGTGCCTACTGCAAATGAATGTAGATTAGTTGTAAATCATCATGCAGATGAGCAAATTGAATTTGAATTTGAACTACATATTTATAGAAATGGAGATTAATTTGTATGTCTAAGAGAATTGTAGCATATTTTTCTGAAAGCGGTGTACCAAAGACAGGGTTAAGTCCTGTCATAACCATACTTGATTTAGAAACAGACACCGTTGTAGTAGATGCACAAGCTATGACAGAAAAAAGCTTAGATGGATTTTACGAATATATTTTTACAACTTATGATGTAACTAAGGAATATGCAATTATGTGTGATGGAATTAGCTCATCTCTCGATAGTAGATATCAACCAGCTATAAATGATTTTGTTTCTCTTGAAGAAATTGTTAATGCTATAGATGGATATCAACTTGATTTTTAAGAGGATAATTAAATGGCAGGAAAACCAAAAAACCAAGAAATAGGTGAAAGAGGAAGTGATATAATTATAGATGTTACTTTCAGAAAAACAGTAGGAGGTGATCTTATTGACCCTGATTTACTTCCTACATTTGAAATACTTGACCCTCATGATACCATTATGAGTACAGGCACAGGAACTAAAATTTCTCTTGGAGTTTATCATGCTACTTATACTATTCCTTCAGATGCAGAGATAAGCGAGTCGTGGTATATTGTATGGTCTGCTACAATTAATGGAACATTAGTTCAAGGCATAGAATATTTTAGAGTAGTAGATGTTGGTGCTATTCCCTCAGATCATGATGTTATAATTAGTGATGCTTGGATGTATCAAATTAAAAAAGTTTTAGCATATCCAAAAGTTTTAAATATTATTCTCAATGATTTGGAAATAAGAACTCTATGTTTATATCCTGCAATGAGAGAATATTTTACTAAATTTCCAATTAAAAATGCACAACAATATTCTATAGACGGAGAATTAGAATTAAGTTTTCCTGATATTTATACATTTGGTATTACTTATTGTAGTGTTGTTGGTAAAGGAGAAACATTAGGAGCATCGTCTTCTTTTTGGGATATAGTTAGATTTCAACAATATGGATTAGGAAATGGATTAGGAGCTAGAGGACGTGGTAGTTATGGAACTCCATATAATTTTAATCAAATGAGACAAAATCTTCATATGCAAAGACAGACTCAAAAAAGTATAGAGAATTTAGCTACTTTTAAATATAGAATAGATTTACCGGATAAAAAACTTATAGCTTATTCATCTGCAAGAGGAGAAATCGTGGTTTATTGGGCTAAGTGGTCAGATACTTTTGATGATATAAAATATGAAAGACAATTTGATGTTATAAAATTAGCACAAGCAAATCTTTTATATCATTTAGCTGATACAGGTGATATTATAGAGGACACTGGTGCAGAGCAAAGTTTAAACACTGATGCTTTGAAATCTAGAGCCGAAGAATTACAAAACGAAGTCAGAGAAAAATGGTTAGAATTCCCTGATATCTTAGTATTAAGAGGTGCATAAAAATGAAAAAATATAAAAGTAAAATAAATGAAAGTGATGAAAGATGGAATAACTTAGAGAATTTTTGGAATAAACTTTCTCATAAAATTAAATGGAAATTAAATAAAGGCACAACTGGAAGTATAGCAGGATGGATGTTAGAATCTGAAGGTTTTGATATGGGTGAATATTATGTTGAAATTTATTTTAATGTAGATTCTAAAACTTATACAGATCAAATAATTATAATGAAATATTATGATAATGAAAGACTTGATAACGAATTTAGTGAAACGTGGAAATTTCCATTTTCAGACAGACAGTTATCTAATTGGATGAAAATATGGAGTGATGTTTATACTAAGTTAAGAACAGAAAAATTGTTATAAAAGAATATTAGTTTCATCTTTTCTTTTTAAAGATACTAATAATAAAGAAGAAATTTAATATTTATATATTGTGAGGTAAATATAATGGCTGTTACAGGAAGCTATAGAACAAGTTTTACTGAAAGAGACCTCTCTGGATTTGTTTTACCTACTACTCAAGAAAATGGAGCTATGGTTATTATATCATCTAAAGGTAGAGGAGATAAACCTATTAAATGTACATCTGAAAACGATGTTATTAAATATTTTGGTTATCCAAATTCTACTTATTGGAATATTTTTGAAGCAATAGCATATGCCCGACAAGCACCCTTATGGTGTATTTCGGCAATTGGAGATAATGCTCTCTTTGGTGGTGTTGATGTTAAAGAAGCCTCTGTTGTAGGATTTGGTACAGGTCGGGTACATCCTGACAATTTTAATTATACATTAGTTAATACATTAGGAAGTTATATAATTGGTACAGGTGACGGTAAAACTGCTCAATTTGCAGGAACTATACCTGATACACCATTAGATGAAGGTACTCTTAAAATTAAAATTGGTACATCTTATATAAATGTTGAAGATTCTGATGGAGATATTTCAGGTGATGACATTGATAGTGGTGGAACTAATACTATTGTTTATGCATCAGGAGCAATTGATTTTACTCTTGATGGAACACTTGGTACTCAGGAAGATACTGATATTCAATGTGAAGCAGATTCAAGTGGTTCACTTAATAATAAATATTGGTGGTTATTTACAAGTACAACATCTTACTATATATGGTATAATGTAAATTCTGCTGGTTCTGACCCTGACCCAACACCACCTACAGGTGCTCCAACTACTACTGTTGGTATTGAAGTAGCAATAGTAACAGATGCAACAGCGGATGCTGTAGCAGGTGCAACACAATCTGAAATAGATAGTGAAGATGATTTTAGTGCTACTGTTACAACTGATACTGTAACTGTTATTCATAGTGGTGCAGAAGCAGTAAGAGATGCAGAAGATGGTAATACAGGATGGACTGACCCTATATCAGTAGATGTTCAGGGTGTTGACCCTGATGGTGCAATACCAAAAGTTGGTGAAAACGTAACACTTGAATATGTTTATAATGAAGATATATCAACAACTGTTTCCCATAGTTTATTTGCAAGTTCACCGTATGATGATGATTTAGCTGTAGAAATAGAATATCTTACAGGTAAACAATTTAAATTAACATTATATCGAGTTCCTTCTGCTGGAACTACTGAGTTTATAAATGAATATGAATACTCTCTTGTTAATGAACAAAATAATTTTGGTAAATCTTTATATATTCATGATGTATTTAAAAATAATCCATATATAATTCCTATAATAAATAATGATTATGTTTGGAGTGACCCTACATTCAGTCCATCTATTGTTAATTTAACAGGCGGGTCAAGAGGAGATACACCTCAAACATCTCATTTTAATACAGCATGGGATTACTTTAAGAAACCGAATAGATATCCTGTTAAAAATTTTATGGATGTTAATGGTAATTCAGCAACTAAATTAAAAGATTTAAGAGATAACTATCAATACTATTCACATTGTATTACTTGTGTTCCTCTTGGAAACGATTCAGCAAGTGCTGTTACAGTAAGACAAGGATTAGGTATTGATGATGATCACCTTTCTCTTTACACTAACTGGTCTCAAATAGAAGACCCTTATAATAATTCTTTCGCTTGGATTTCACAAATGGGTTCTGTTGGAACTAAATATGCCATGATGGAAGATGTGTATGATGCATTAAGTCCTGCAGGAGATGACGAAGACGGTCATGGTGGTATTTTACAAATATGGAAAGTTGTAGAGATGGAAGAAGATTATGACGATACTGCATTACAAGAGCTTGATGATGCTCAAATAAATCCTATTATTAAAGATGATGCTGGTATAGTTAAAATATATGGTGATAAAACTCTTAAAATATCATTAAGTGATACTTCTTATGTTGGTACAAGAAGATTATACAATTTAATTATTGAAAAAATAATTAAAAATATATTAAGACGACAAGAGTTTAAGAATAATGATGATTTTCATAGACTTAAAGCAAGATCAATGGCTGATGATTATATGAGACCAATCGCAAGTCGTCAATTTTTAAGAGATTATTATGTACAATGCGATACTAACAATAACGATGATACGGTTCTTGAACAAAGAAAATTTATTCTCGATGTTTATGTTAAAGTTACTCCTAACAGTCAATTTGTACAACTAAGATTTACTCGATTAAGTCAAACACAAATTTTAGCAGAGTTTATAGCATAATAAGGGGGAAATTATAAATGGCAATTGAAACTGAACTTCTCACTTTAGGAAATGATCAATTATCACATATGCATGAAATTATATTTCCATCTGGTATTCCAGGTGGCGATCAAGCTGAGGAAATTTCATTAAGAGCAGATTCTTCTTTTGAACCACCTGAAGAAAGTGTATCTACTTACGAATTTTCAAGATTTGGAAAAAAAGTTGTTAAAACTTCTACATTTGAAGAAACTGCAAAAGAACTCACATTTGAAGTTAGATTAGATCAGCAATGGAAAGTTTATGATGATTTAAAAAATTGGTATGATAATGTTAGACGTGCTAAAACTACAATTCAAATGGCAGATTTAAGAACAAAATTAATGTTACGAGCATTAGATAGTGATAAAGCTATAGTAAAAACTCTTATCTATACTGATACTGTTCTTAAAGGTTTAAATGTTAGTAGTTTTGATGTAAACACAGGAGAACCAATTAAATTAACTTTAAACTTTATATATGGTGACATAGAAGAAGAATAAAAAAGGATATAATACATAATGGCTGTTGAAGCTGAATTATTAACTCTCGGTAATGACCAGTTGGTTCACATGTTCCAACTGGTTTTTCCATCTGGAATACCTGAATCAGACAAAGAGGACAGAATAGCTTTAAGAATAGATCAGGCTGTTGAACCTCCTTTTGAATCTTTTAATATATGGGAATTTTGGCACAAAGGTATTAAAATAAGAAAGCCTGGAAGACAAGAACAAACAGATAAAACTTTAAATCTTACTATTCGATTAGATGATAAATGGGAAGTTTTCAAAGATTTAAAACAATGGCAAGAAATGAATTTTAATACAAGCAATGCTACTGCTTTACCATCTGCATTACTTAGAAACAAAATTGCTATTGAATGTTATGATGTAAATTTTAAAAATGTTTATTCAATAATATATAGTGGTTGTTATTTGACAGGATTAAAAATAGGAACATTTGACCCTGCAAGTGGCGAACCATTAAGACTTATTTTAACTATAATATATAATGATGTGGAATATTAAATGGGATTTCTTGCAGGATTAAAATCTGTAACTGACGGTTTAGGTGTTATTAATCAAGGAACTCGTTTAGCTATGGAGTTATTAGACCCACAAGCTAAATCTCAATTTGAAATGCTACTTTATCCTCAATCTTTTTCATTAGAACCTTCTGCTATAGCTCATGCATCATTAGATACAATTATAACAAAATTATATGTTCAAACCATGTCTCTTTCCTTTATGGGATTTGAATATGAAAGGATGAATGAAGAACAATACCTAAAAGGAATAACTTATCCTGATGAAGTATCTTTTACATTTATTGAAACAGAATTAGGAATAGTAAGAAATTATATAGATAAATGGATAGAAAGTATTATAACCCCAGATGCTTCAAGTCTTGCAGGTGGGGGTTATAAATTTCAAAAAAATTTAAAAGCGTCTAAGAAAAATGGCTTAATTATATTACAAATGGCTAATCAAATTCCTTCAAACGGATGGATAGAAATTACAGGATTACGATTTAAAAGTATGGGTGATCTTACTATCGGTCACGGAGAAGGTGATTATATGACAATTGATTGCACTATGGCTGTTGATAATATTAAGTGGCTTACCCTTATTTAACCCCTTTTAAGAAAAACGAACATTTAAATATTTTACTAATAATAAAACAGGATGCAACTGTTAAAGGAGATATTTATATGACTAAAGAAAAAGAAGTAAAATCTGAGATACATAGTTTTGATGAAGAAAATGTTCAATCTGAAGAAGAAGATATTATTGTAAATCCAGATGATATTGAAAAAGAGAAAGAAAAACATCAAAAAGAAATAAAGGAAACTCATTTTGACATACCTGATGATATGAAATATTATAATCGAGGTAATACTGTAGCCATTAATTATGAAACAATGGGAAGATTTAATATTCCATATCTCTTATATTTTGATGACTATACAATTGATGATGTAAATAATATTACATTATCAAGACAAGATGATATTTTAGAAAATTTAATAGCCATTTTAAATAATAGAGTTAATAAAGATGCTAATATTCGAGTTGAAGATATGTTGATAGAAGAATTTCTTGAAACTCTTATTGGAATTAAAATGCAATTTAACACGCCTTTACATAAGCATATGTGGGTGTGTAGTAATTGTCAGTCAGATTTTGATGATTCAGATCAACAAGTAAATGAGACTGAAATTGATTTAAGAACCCTTAAATATATATCTATTGAAGAAGCAGATGTTGAATTAAGAAAATATTATAAAGGAATATTTGATAGAATGACATCTGAGGAATTTAAGCAATGGTGTAATGAAAAATACCAAACTGATAAGGTTAAAACTACTATATCTGAGGAAGTAGAAAAAATATCGATAGGAGAACCCATTAAATTGTACCTAAATGAACATTTTTATGCTTTTAGGTTCAATAGGGTAGGAGATATAGTAAAAGCTCATAGAATAGCTCAGAAGAAGTATGCAGGACGATTAAAACAAGTTAAAAATAAGAGGATGCATGGTAAAAATTTAGTTGAATTTAAAGAAAATAAGGAAGAAGAAATTAAGAAAATAAGAGAAATGCAAGCTAAAGATACAGTTCTTTTTTCGAGAGCTTTAACACTATTTTCAAAAGATGGTGTAGAGTTGAATCCTAATCAATGTATAGAAGAATATAGAAATCTACCCAGAGTTGCTATGATGGAAATGATCAATTTCTTTAATAAAATAAAATTCGGTATTCAGGAAGAAAGAGAATTTGAATGTACTCTCTGTGGTAATTCTGAAAGGAGGTCACTTCAACAAGAATTTAATCCAATCGAACTCTTACCTTTGGACACTGATTCCACAAGAAAGTTACGAAAGTCTCCATCAGTTAATATTTTTATTGGAGCGTAAATTATATCAACCTGAATCAGATATATTAAGAATGAATTATAGTACAGGTATTAAAAGATTACGACATTGGGAAAAATATGATAAAGATATGAAGAAAAATCTAAAAAATACTAAAAGTTCAGTACCTTCAGTTCCTAAGATGCCGTCAAAAATATAGTATAACTTTTAATATATGGATTACTAATAATAAAGGAAATAAATAATATGGCAGAAGAATTAGTAATACCAAAAACTTTTGTAGATTTAGTTAAACTTGATAGACAAACTCTTGATTCTATTTCTGAAAATTGGAATGAATTAAAAACAGCTTTTGATGAATCTACTCAAAAATTAGTAGAACAAGTACAACAAGGTAAAGATAGTTTAAAAGAACGTCAAGAAACTAATAAAAAACTTCAACAAATTCTAACCAGTGGTGGTAAAGACTCGGCTTATTACAGAGAGATTCAAGAAAAACTGGAATCTCTTGGTAAAATTGTACCACCTTATCTTAAAAAACAAGTAGAAAAACAAGCAGAAATAACTCGAATAAATGAAGAATATAATAAACGAAGTGAGATGATAGCTGATCTTCAAAAACGAGGAGAACTCTCTCCTACACAAAGAAGATATATGGAAATGCGAAATAAACTTACTAAGCATTATGATAAATGGTTAATTAAAAACAAATTTTTTCAAAAAGTAAATGATTCTTTAAAAAGTATGGTAGCTGGTGCTGGTAATTGGTTATTTAAAATTCTTACTCTCTTATTTGCTCTTGCCTTATTTGACCCTAAAGGTAAATTTTTAAAATCAATACTAACTTTTATTACGAAAATGGCAACATGGCTTATACGAACTATTATAGATATGCTTCCACAAGTTTTAAGTACCATGTGGAGTTTATTTTGGGATGTATTAGTGCCTGGAATTGCAGATATGGGGAAAGCTATAGGCGAAGCTTTATTTGGTAAAGATACAGTATTAGCTAAAATATTTGGAGTATTAGGTGGAATGTTGCCTATTGTTGTAGTGGGAATCGGTCTGTTTACTAAGTTATCTGCTGTTCTTTCTGCTTTAGGTATTACTATTGGTGCTACTGTAGGATTGATAATTGCAATAGGTGTAGCTCTTGTAGCTTTATGGGTGTATGCTGATAAAATTGCATTATGGTTTGAAGATTTATTCAAATGGTTTAGTAATTTAGGTATTGTAATGAAACTTCTTTTACTTCCTGTATTTGCAGTTATTGGTATTTTTTATGGTTTAGTAAAATTATTTCAAGCTATAAAAAAATATGGATTTGTAAAAACAATGGAAATGATATGGGAATCTATAAAACAATTTTTTGCTAATATATGGGAATCAACAAAACAATTTTTTATTAATATAGTAAATACAATATGGAATTCATTTTTCATGAAAATATGGGAAGGAATATTATGGATAGCAAAACCCTGGATTACATTTTATAAGTTTATTTTTAAAAAACTTCTTCCTATATTTAAAATTTTTCTAAAATTTTTCTTAAACATATGGAAAGCATTTAAAGCTTTTTTTACTGGTCAAATATCTTTTGGTGATTTTACTGGAAAGATACTTAATGCTTTTTCAAGTATGTTTTCAAGTATGTTTGATTTATTCGGAAAAATGAAAATAAAAATAGCAAATGTTTTTGAAGACATATGGAATACTATAAAAGGTATTTTTACAGGAATGGTAGATTGGATATATGATACATTACCATCTTGGATGTTACCTGAAGAAGAAACTCCTAAACCTACTCAGGTAAAAAAAGTAATTGAAAAAGGTGCTGAAACAGGAAGAATAGAAGAAACAGTAATGAGAGCTACAGGTAAAGAAAAATTAACGGCAAAAGAAATGGAATTAACACGAAAAGCTCAGGCAGGAGATTCAGATGCATTACGAGAAATAGCATCATTAATGAGAAAACAAACAGCTACTACAGAAAGATCAAGAGGACGAGTAACTAATTTTATTAAAAATAATACTACATCAGCTTCAAAACAACAAAGCGGTTAGGGAGAAATAATAAATGTCTAATAGAATACTTTTAGAATGGGAAGGATTTGATAGCACTAAAAGAGAATCAAGAGTTTTTCCTCTTACCGATGACCCTCAAATTGAATTAGCATCACAATTTCAGAATTTAAGTGACCTTCTTCCAGGTCAAATACAATCTTTAATGAATTTTATGCAAACAGTAGGAAAAGCTGGTGGTGGTGTTGGAAAAACTGTAACAACTATGCAAACACTTCCGTTATGGAACGGTACAGACCCACTTAGATTAGTTGCAAAACTTATATTTTATGTAAAAGATGACCCTAAAGAAGATGTATGGAAACCAGTAAATGAAATAGCAAGTCAAGCTATTCTAAAAAAAGATGGAAAAAGATGGAAAACTCCAGGTGCAAGTTTTAAAAGTTTCAGTAATATGATGAAAGATAAAAAAACACAAAATACAGATAAAAATCCTATGTCTGCAAATAAGTTTAATTATGTATCTGTAGAGATTCCAGGAGTTGTCTATTTACCAATAGCTTTAATTATGTCTGCAAAACCAACATTTTCTAAAGAAGTAACCATTGATAATTATCCTTTATGGGCTGTATTAGATGTAGAAATTAGAAGCATTGTTCCTGCAAATGATATTATGTTACAACAATCTAAACCAATATCAGGTGGTGGTATTTTAGGATTATTATCATGAGATATAAATTACAAAATATATTAACAGAAGAAAATAATATAACAATCTATGACCCTTTATCAATAGATTGGTCTACGTTTGAATGGAATAATGGATATAAATCTCATAAATTAACTCAAGATGAAATATTAAAAACATGGATGATTAGTTATAAATATTATAGAACTGTGATTTACGAAGATATTATTTTACTTTTA